TTCTATAAAAGCTAGAGTAGATTCCATAGTAACTTGCCATTCTTGGAATGGGTAATCTGGAGCTACTACATATGTTGGTTCAATGCCACTACGTTCAATAAAGCCAAAGATCTCTTCAGCTGATAACGCTCTCTTGAACTCAAATGCTGAGTTATCTAATATCACTGTATCGCCTCTCTTGATCTTCTCTTTGTAGAAATCTACGTACTCTTTCTTATCTAATAAGTGAGCTAATATCAAATGAAAGTCAGCACTCTCTGGAATGAGGTGCTGATACTTAATTGGGGATATGTATCCGTACTTTACTTTTTTCATATTATTTATCTTGATTATAGTTATCGTTATAATACTCCTCTCTACTATAATGAGGTAGAGTGGGATGGTTTATTGGTGTTTCTTGACCATCTGAAAATGCTTTCATTAAATCCTCTTTTTCTTTTTCAAGTAGCATTTTAGCTTTATAATATGCTCCACTTTCTTCAAGACCTTCATTTTTTAAATACCAAACCATTAATTGCATTGCTGTTCTCATAATTTATAATTTATAGGTATCCTAACCAAATTGACAATCTAGATGGTTCATCATATGGATAGTCAGCAACTCTTTCTTTAGGAGTAAAATCTGCATTCCATTCAGGGTGAGCGTATTTACCATCAGTATCATGTTCTTCTAAATCATAATGGCAAATGTACATACTTCCTTCACTTTCTTTACCGTAGAATACTTCTGCATCTTGGTTTTCTACTTTTTGTAGTGCTTCAATTAATTCTTTTACTTTCATAACTGTTTATTTGTTTTGGTTAAGTATTTGTTGTTTCATCCATTCTGCACCCATTATAAAACCTTCGTGTAATCCATTTTCCCATGTAGCACCCATGTGTTTTTCATAGGGATGTCGTTTCTGAGCTTCTTGTTCTATTACAGAGAATTCCATGCTCATACTGAGTCCTACCATTGGCCCATTCCATCTATATTTGTTATTATTTTCATCTAACCAATAAGGTCCTTGTTCATCTGTACCTGTGGGTAAGTTATAATTATGGTTTTTCATAGGTTATTTGTTTTGGTTGAGTATTTGTTGTTGCATATATTCTACTCCTAAAAAAAATCCTTCATTAAGAGCTTCGTTATATAAATCGTTATTAACACGAACTTCAAATGGCAGTTTTTTAGATTTTACTTCTACCTCCTCATCAGTTGGTAGTTCTATGGGTGTTAATTGTTCTAATACCTGATTATAATTTTCTTTGTATGTATTAGTTAAATGCATTGCCATTATTACTTGTTGTTCTGTATATAATTTTACAGGTTTAATCTCAGCTTTTTTATTAGCAATCCATTCAAATAATTTTGAAAGTAATTCTGATTTTTCTTTCTCTGATAAATTTTGGTACTCTGTGCTTATATTAACGATTGTACCTGGTTGAGAGGTACTTACATATGCAAATAGACTTTGAGGTTTACTTTGTGTTGTAAAGTTAGGATTGAATGTTTGACTTAAAGTGCCTGTTCCTGATTCATTTAAATGATTAACTAAATCAGTAGTTTTGTACGATGGGTACGTGGGGTTTGTTGTTGTTTTTTTCATATTATTTGTTTTATGCTATAAAATTACACCAACTAATCTAATTAAACAAGGGTATTTATACTGATTTTTTGATATTATAGCTGTTTGTATTTACTTATTTGCTTAACAATACTGAAAAATTCAACCTCATCTAAATCCATTTTCATCCTATTAACAAGTTTATGTACCCACTGCACATTACCTTCAATATAACCCTGTTTTGAATCAATGCGATCTAAAGAAGCGGTGAAGTCTTTGGAATTATTGAATTTTTTTCCCTTTTCGTACCTAGAAATATTAACTAATGGCATACTAAGAATCATTCCTGATATAGCACAAGTACCTTTTTGTTCGTTATACAGATTGTATAGATAATCTAAGGTTAGATCGTACAAAAGCCCTCTATTAATAGCTTCATACTCTATTCGTTTAACATAGCGAATAGGTATCAAGTCTTTATATACTTGCAAGCGATCTCTCGATGCACATATTAAACACTTAACAGTCTTACCTACTTTTAGCTGGTATAACTCTAAAAACTTAGTATATCCACACTTACACACTACTTCCTGTTTTAACCCCCCAGTTCTACTGTTTTTCTTTTCGTATTTATCACTTATAATAGTCCAATCTCCATACTGCGTTCCTACAGGAATGAGAGCAGCTTTAATTCTATCTAGTTGATAACATTCTTTACACTTGCTAGGTGATCCATCTATTAAATTCCAATTTCGCATTGTTCTTTGTTCTCCACACGAACATTGTACTAAACTGCTCTGTGGATTTGGATTATGTGCTTCAATAACTGTCCAACTGTGATAAATATCTCCTTGTTTTAAAAAATGCTTCATACCTCTACTTTAGTTTGTTTATAATAAATAGTTGTAGAGGTATAAAACCTTTTAATTACAATCGAGAATTTTCAATTAAGCTAAATAGCTCTACGCGAGTACCCACCTCATTCGTATGGAAGTAGCCGGATAGCTGTGAAGTCTTCATCACACTTTCGTGGTTTAGTTGTCTGCATCGCACACAGTTATGTTGTGATTCAACAATCACAGCCACTCCACGATTACCAACGCATAACTTATCAATTTCATCGTGAATTTGCTTGGTTAAAGACTCTTGTATATTAGGTCTACGACTATAAAAATCCACAATACGATTTAGTTTACTTAAACCAATAACCATATCAGTTTTTTCTTTGCCAGGAATATATGCTACGTGACATAAACCAACAAATTGCAAATTGTGGTGAGCACACATACTAACCACTGGAATACGAGTTTGACATATTAATCCTGTATAACCTTCATCGTTAGGAAACGCTGTTATTACTGGAGCAGGATTTATTGAACCTTTAATTAAATCAGTCACCCAAGCTTTTGCTACTCTTTTTGGAGTGTCAGCCGAGTGAGGATCAGCCTCCCAATCAAAACCCATTGCTGTTAAAAACTGTCCATAGTATTTAGCAGCTTCCTCAATCATTTGAGCTTTTTCTTCAGCTGTACGAACGATATTGCCGTTAGCTTTTTTAATTAATTCCATTTGGTAATTGTTTATAATTGTTAATTTATCTTTAAAGGTATGAAATATCTTCTGACATTCCAACTCTATAGCCTTATTATCTGCTAATTCGAATGATTCAACGTCCTTAACATCCTTTCTAGCTTCATATCTTCGTTTACGTTCCTCCACTGGAACTTCTAACCAAACCAATTCAGCCTCTGGAAAAGCGTTTAGAACCCTGTCTACGATCGATACTTGTCTAATACCATCTACTACAACATGTTCTCTATTAGCCATGCTAGCTATGTAAATGCTATTAATCAAAGTAGTACCTATCTGATTATCCAAATGCAAGGAATTTTGCAAAGCATCTCTATTGTTTGAGCTTATAATATTCTTTACAATATCCGATACCACAATTCGCTTATCAGCATCCTTCATATAAGATCCTTTTCCACTACATATTCTCCCGAATACTAGCGTTACTTTATGCTTCAACGATTGCTCCATTTTCTAAGTCCTCCCAGACAGTCACTGATATACAGTGGAATTGGTTTAATAATTGCCTAGCTATCATTTCACAGCTCATGGGACCAAACTCATGTGTGCGAGTTTCAGGCTTATAGTACATTTGCTTCAAAAAGTCAGTAACGTCTTTTTTAAACATTATAAACTCAACATCTCTATCATCGTGAAATACTTCTTTTTTCAATTCGATGTGAAATATATGTCTATGTCTTTCTGCTAAAAAAGCTACTTCTGGAAACAACTCTGCTGCTTTAGGAAAGTTGTGCATGCCATCAACTTGTAATCTAACTATTACGCTTGTTCTCATTTTTATCTTGTTTGTTATTTAAGTCTTTAAGTAGATCCATTAGTTTAGTAGTAAGGCCTTGAGTGAGAACTCCAAGCTGAAGCCATACATCATCTATCTCTTTTTCAAGTTTTGCTATTCTTTTTTGATGATAGATTTGAATGATTATTAAAAGTACAATAGTGGCTAGATAAAGATTGGTTTCGGTTATGTTTATGGTCATTTGGTTAGTTTAAAGATACTACTTTTCATTCATAAATTCGTACGCTTCAGGTGTTCCTGGAAAAGCTACAAAATCTGGTTCAAGCATTGCACGTTTTAGTATTTTGATAGTAAGATCCTTATTCTTTGTATCAATAATAAGAGGTTCAAAGATGAACTCAGTATCATTTTTTTTCTTAAGGTAATACAAACTACCGGCACCTACATGTTTAATTGCTTCGTAAAAGTCCTCAGCTGTTGTTTTCATAATATAGTTGTCTTACTTTAGCACCTAATTCTTGATCGTTTGGAGTATCATAAACCATACTCATCGGAACTGCCATATGTCTACGATCTGTTCCCTTATTCCAACACTTAATACATAATTGACCTGCTCCTTCAATATATCCAACTCTTGTATCAATGTGATCGTTATAGCGGTATGCTGTATCTTCTCCACACAGTATGCATTTGTCGACTGGGTTAGGTTCTTGACTTGCTTCCATTTGTGCTTTCATTTCTGCATCCAATGCACAACCTAAATGATCATAGTTTGAAAGGTAGTCCATATCTACATCGGAAGTGTCTTTACCACAGTATTGACAAGTCCAGATTGCTAATTGTGTTGCCATATATTAGGATTTTAGTTAATTGGTTTATACAACATTGGAGCTTGACCATACACTGGTAGCTTACCATCCCATTTATTGATCCACTCTAATTGTAATAACATCGGAGTAATGGTTTGTTGCTTTAATCTATTCGCCTCTGCTTCTGCTTTAGCTGATGTTAGCATTGCTGATGCGTTACCTTCAGCAGTAGCTACTTTAATCTTAGCTTCAGCTTCTGCTTGCTTTACCTTATTCTCAGCCATTAATGCTGATTGAACTGCGTTATTCTTAGCTTCAATAGCTCTTTTAAATGTTTCAGGATAAACTAAGTTAGAAGTCAATTGATTAATAATGAATCCTTCTGGTAATAAGCTGGCATCTAATGTTTGTCTCACCTTTGTTTCAAATAACTGACGATTGCTAATTAACTCTTCAGCTGTATAAAAGTTAGCTGTCATACGAAATGCATCGTAAATGTTAGTCTTTAAGAAGCCATCTTCAATCTCACCCAAGCTTCTACGATACTTAGCAAAGATAGATGGTACTTTTTCACGTTTTACAGAGTAGTTAATGATAGGAGAAATATGAAACTCACTACCATCCTTAGAGTTTACAATAAATGCATTATCACCTGTATACTCTTTATGTTGAATAAAGGTCGGAAACTCATAGATCTGATGTGTGATTGGATTAAAAAACACCATACCTGTTACTTCAGTAACATCACTTACACCTTTATTATCTCCATAGAGATTTACTTTAACACCCACATGTCCTGCATCGATTCTTTCGCAAGACTTAACTAATAAAACCATTAGGATTAATCCTATAACACCGAGACTTGATAACTTAATCATTTGTTTAATTTTTATTTGTTGTTTTAATCTGTTTTGTTTTTCTTGTTCTCTGTAACGAGCTTCCCTTTCTTCCCAACTTTCGTATGCCATACTAATCTTCTTTTTTAGTGGTGAAATAATCTTCGTAGTATACATACAAAAAGATAGCCAATCCTATTAGGCCTGCTGTACAAATTACATTAACGAAAGTGTTTGCTGAGGTTAATCCTGGAAACAGCCCTACGTAAATGAATACGAGAGCTCCTAAAGCCACAAAGAGTGGCTCGAAACGTTCAAAATACTTTTTCATAACTTTTATTTTTTTCTTAATTGTCTAAGCATATCTACTGTACCAAATACAGCTAGAACAGCTATTAAAACATAACCTAAAATTATTAACATTTGCATATTATTTTTTTTTCTTTTTAGGTACTGCCTTCTTAGCTACTTTCTTCTTCGGTTCTTCAATCTCTTCTAAGAATGAAAACTCAGTATTATCCTCATAGCATTGATCGTCCTGAAGACGAGTAACGCCATCACACATTCCGTCAGGACATTCCTCAACCATTTCAATTGCTGTTTCGTAATCATCAGCTTCAACTATATAAGTCCAAGCTTCTACAAGGGTACGTTCACCCATAATTTTGTACTTTGGCATATGCTATACTTTTAATTTTAATTCGTAGGAAGGATTAATACAAGCTATTCCAACATTTCCACTAGAGTATATTCTCATTCGCTCTACCCCATTTACTCCGATCCTCATATCACCATCTCCTGTTGTAAGAGGTACAGTTAATTTTTTAGGAGTTGAAGATATAGGCAATGCTGTTGCCATAGAAGCCATAACAAACATCTTCAAGAAATCTCTTCTATTATTCATTAAGCATTTAATTTACGTAATTTTTTATTCTGACTAATCATCAATATAGTCTCAGGTGGTGGAGCGCCACTTAGAACGAAGTTACCGCCTGAAGTAGGTCTTGCGCTTACATCTGAGTGAAAGCTACCTGATCCTGAAGTTTGTATTGGTTTTGGTTCTTCCTTTTTCTTAGGAACTACAACCATGTTATACTCATTACCATTAGCATCTTTTACTGTTACCGATTCAGCAACTTGTAACTCTTCTTCTTTCTTTTTAGGAGTGTAGGTTGCTATCTTAGCACCAACTACTCCTGCAGCAAATAAACCTACTGCTTTAAAAAAGTTTCTTCTATTTTCCATTGTTTAAAATTTTATCTGTCAGTTCTAAGGGAAACGCTGCTTCTGGATTACTCTCACCAGTCCATGGTTGAGGATTCTTAGCTTCCGCCTCTAAAGCTTCAATAGTTGCTTTTACTTCTGGTACCACTTCTACTGGTCCTTGTGGACAAGCTCCTTTTTCAATTGTTACAGAATCTCCTTTTACAGTTATCTTACGTTCAACACCGTTTTCACTTTTTATAATAGTTGTTACATCGGGTGCTGTTCTAGGACCAAACTTCAAAGTTTGTAGTGCTGTTTGGTACTTTTTCCAATGCTTTGTATTTTTTGCTTCAATTATAAAAGCTGCAACTTGCATACGTTCTTTTTCTAATTCATTACTAAAGATAGGAAGGATATGCTCATAATACTTAACAACTAAGATAAATTTAATCTTTTGGAGTAAGCTTAGCTTATTTTTAGACTTTTCTCCTTTATAATTCTTAACAAACTCTTTACACTCTTCTTCAGTGCCTGTGAAGAGAGGTGCTTCTGGAAATAATGCGTCTGTTATTGGAGTAACGACATACTTTATAGGTTTTAATGTTTTAGGATCGTGTAAAGCTCCTATTGTAAATTTCTTCTTCATATTATACGTTTAATGTTTTATTCCAAGCCGCAATGTGTAATCTAGTTAAACCTCTAAATCTGTACTTCTTAGCCATCTCCATTACAAATCGAGTTCTTTCTTCAAAGTTAGCTGCGTCATCTAAACCTGGCATACACACTACATTCTTAAGTGGTATATTAAACGGTTCTACGAAGTCACGGAATAGTTCCTTAACATCATCTTCAGTACTAATAACAAACTTAAATTGATAGTTATCATGCTCCATAATACGCTTAATTGCTTCTGGATTAATACGTTGTTTTTCAGTCATACCTGAATTTGACAATTTAGGTGAGCAGTTGATTTGTTGTAAATGATCAAATAATTCATCAATAACAATAGTACCATTAGTTTCAATTTCGTTAAACGGTCTACAATTAGCATTAAATCTATCATCTTTCCAATATGCAAGGAAATTAATAATTGCTTCTTGGTGTCCTTTAATTGTAGGTTCACCACCAGTCCAAATAATATGAATATTACCGTTTATGATATCATCATAAATGTCTTGTTCTTTCCATCTATCAATTAAATATTGGAAATCTTTATCTTCACCTCTCCATAACCACTGAGAAGTAGAGTCACAAGTCCAAGTAGCTTTACCTTCTGCATGCAAGTCGCCTACAAAGATTTCACCATCTTCTAACTTTTGTTCCTTCTCTAATTGATTAGCAAATTTACGAGACATGCCGCATGTTAGGTTACAAATACCTAAACGTACAAAGTAGGATGGAATACCTGATGAAATTCCTTCTCCCTGGACTGTGTAAAAGTCACTACTAATTAATAACTTACTTGGATCTATCTTTGACATAACGTTGTTTTAATTTTCTATACTTAAATATTATTTTATTTCTAAATGGAAAATACCATTCATATTTCATAAAGGTCCAAAATCTAAAGTGATCATCAACATCTTTTATAAAACGGGCAAGATATAATTGTAATTCATTTAATTCATCCCAGGTAGGTCTTCTACCTTTTATGACTTTCGGTTTACCTCGCTCTAGCTTTCCATCAACAATCTCTATATCATGCCAATCAAAGTCAGCTGCAAAGTGTTCTTCTATTTCATGTAGTATTGCGGATCTGGATCTTCTTTTTAAGTCACCATAAGTGATGTGGTAAGAGGGCATGTCACATATTTCAAATACTTGATTATCTTTTAACTTTTGGGTAGGCCATTTGTACTGAGTTGGCTCTGCACCCATAGCACTCCAAAAAGTATACCACCTACTGTTAGACCATCTGCTGTAAGACATTATTTAGATTTTTTCTTTTTTAATTGCTTCTCTGCGATTGTTGGTTCCGCAACTGCAACTTCTTCTACTTGTGGTGCTGCTTTTCTAAACTGAGCTTTCCATTCTGATTTAGGAATAAACTTCCATTCACTTGATGCATTGTAGGCTTTTTCATCACTTACTCGAATGATTTCACCTGTCTTTGAACTTTTTAAACACTTCATAGTTTTCCTCCATGTTTTATTTTATTATTAATCTTGTTGTTCATACGAAGCTGAGTTTCTTTCATGCTCGTATACTTCTACTTTAACTGCTCTCACTCTTCCTTGTGTTTCTTCTAATAAGAATGTATTGATCTTGTCATACAAATAGTGAGCAAATCTTTCACAGCCTACTGAAGGTAGTACTCGCAATTGAATAATACCATCTTTGTCCATTTGCTTGAAAAGCTCTAAGTATGGATCATCTTCTGCTACTACTGTTGTATGGTCTAATAACCAAGTAAAGAAATCTTTAGGTGACTTACCTTCGATATTACACTTTGCACGCTTCATACCACCAAAGTCAAATACCCAGTTTCTTTCATCCAACTCTCCTTCAAACCACACTCTAAAAGATACAGCATATCCGTGTAAAAATTTACAATGTGTACCTTCTGCTTTCCATTGACGGAAGCAGGTAGAATAGCCGTCAAATAATTTGGTAGATTTAAAAATAGTCTTCATAAGATTCTTTTGTTAAAATTAAGATATTTTTTTTGAATGAGCAAACTTTTCATCCAAAATTTTATTGCCTCTTTTATGTCTAGGTTCGTAAGGACAATGCCTACACCCATTTCCGCAGCATTGACCCCTTTCTAAATGGAAGAGGGATGTGAATATCACACGATCCCCCTCCAAATAATAGTGTATGTCCTTTATAAAATCTCTTTTACCTTCCTGCTCTGATGGCATGGTATATTGAATTTACTATATTCTGTACTAAATTATCATGGTTCATACCTACACAATTTCGCATGCTCCACCAGCACAAGCAGCTTCACCCTTCAAATCAGTATTGTCTACCAATTCTACGATCTTAGATAAGTCTATATTGTGTAAGTGACTCATCATTTCTTCGTATTGCTCTTTGGTACAATCCTCAAAAGGAGCTTGCTTGTATGTGTGATCTGCATAAGGTAAAACCGATAACCCGTTGTAGAACTTTCTATTATCCCACATCCACTTTCCTACTGCTTCCCACTCATCTTCTTTGATTGAGACTGTAGCAGAAATGTTATGTGTGTTCTGTCCTGATCTGTGACCTGGTTTAATCCAGTTTTGGTAGAAGAACTTAACTCTTTCTAATAAATCCATTGCAGATTCTGTTCTGTAGATAGCTCCTTCTGGTGCTTTTTGTGGTACAGAAATAACTGCTGTGTCATGTGGACGGAAATATTCATCTTCAATTAATTCAGGATGGTAAATTGACAAATGTGTGTACATTGCTTCATTCTTACCAACACGAATTCTTCTAATGTAGTAATCGTTATGCCAAGCATGGATACCTGAGGAGGTACCTAAAGTTAAAGATGAAGTACCTGAAGGTTTAATTGTAGTACATCTAGCTGCAGAATTAATTCCTAACAACTTAGCTACTCTTTCGTTTTCTTCTTTAACTATTCTGGCTGCTTCTTTTAAGTCTAATTTTTGTGCTGCACCTGATCCAATACCAGTCATACCAACACCAATTAAAGCTTCTTTCTCAGTTGTTCTTTGCCATACTGGTCTTAAGTAGTGGAAGCTTGTATAAGATGCTTGCAAAGTACCAATAAAAGCTGCTGCTTTTACTCTTGCATTAAGATCATCTTGATCTACAACATCTGAAACGTTTACTTCACATAAGTTACAGAATTGGAAAGGTCTTAAAGCAATTTCGCAACATGGATTAGTTCCCCAATCTTTATCGTTGTTAAAGTAGATACCAGGCTCACCTGCACCACTTGCTTTAATCTTATCCCATAATTCAAAGAAGAATTCTTCTGTAATTTTATTTCTTAACAATACTGCAGAGTTATTTGCTCTACCTCTTTGTGGATTATTTTCCCACCATGCTCCAGACTTAGCTCCAATCATATCTGCATCATCTGCACTGAATAAACTAATCAAAGCTGCTCTTCTAATACCACCTGCTAATACTGCATCTGCAATATGACAAACCATATCATGAACTTCAATTGGAGATAACTTCTCACGATCTTGCTTGCTATCTAAAATACCTTGTACTTTAAGTAAGCATTCTTTTAATGGTTGAGGACCAGGTGCTTTACCACCTGAAGTTACTAATGTAGCTCCTTTTGGTCTGATGTCCGAGAAATCAAAGTTAGGTGTAGATCCACCTTCAAAGTATGCTCGAACTAATACTTTTACTGCATCAGCCCATCCTTCAATAGAATCACCAATTAAGAAACGTCTGTTCTTTTTTGGATCTGGTTTTCTAATTTCTGGTAAGCAGTCTACGTGATGCTTTTGTACTGAATAACCTACTCCTGTTCCACCTAATAATAGGAACATTGTTTCACCAAATGCTCTCCAATCATCTATTGGTAAATAAGCACAGTTATAAATTCTATTAGGACTTATTTCAATTGGTTTACCTGCAAATTGCATTGAACGCATAGAAGGTAAAGCCTTTTTATCATAGACAAATTTATAAGCATTTTCAATCTCCTCACTTAGTTCTGGGAACTTTTTTAAGTGCATGTTTTTGTTTCTATCCACTAATTCGTTCCATAATTCTCTCCTTTCTAATTCTGGTGTATACTTCGCATACTTCATGTAGACGGTAATATCACTCAAAATGCTCTGTGAAATGTCCATTTTGTTACTTGTTTTTTAAATATTAAAGATAGGTTTAGCATCCGATGGATTTTGCCTTCGGAAGTTGTTTATAACTTTTATTTCAATCTAGGCGTTTCTGTTTCTTTGCTCCTGGAAGATTGTCTCTTGATA